CACCTTAACCGTAACTAGCGGTGCTGGATTTATAGCAGGTCAGTCTTATCGGATCTATGACGGAGCGAGCAGCGAAACAATTACAGTTGCAAGCACATATACATTTGGTTCTACAACAATTCCTTTAACCTCAGCGCTGGCTTTCACACACGCTGCTGGTGTTGCCATAGGTAATATGCCTAGCGCCATTAAACAGGCCACCATTCTTGCTACAACGGCCTTTATCAAGGCAAGAGGTGATAACTCTTTAACTATGGCAGTAACAACCTCCCCATCAGGGAACATAAGTGGCGCTCAACGATTTGGCTCAGATTTAGCGCTGGCCTTAGATATGGTTTCTCTATACAGAAGGATTAGGTAATGGCAGGCCGTACTGGGGTACGCAATACCCTTTACAATTTTTTACTTACCCCTCAGATAACAACACTTAACCAGGTTTTTAAATCTTTTCCTAAGCGTATTAACTATCAAGTTAATTCAACAGCAGGCCAACTTTCAAGATCCGCAGTTGTAATTTATATTGCAGCAGAAAATGAAACCCGCTTGGCAATAGGTGGGGCTACATCTGGTTGGAAGCGTGTTGATTACACCATAATTCTTCAGGTTTACCAACATTCTTTACAACGAAATTCAGAAGATGCAATGGTTGATTTTGATACCCTTATAGACAATATTAAAACAAGGCTTAGATCAGATCATAGATTTGGCGATACAACTGGAACTTTAGTTTGGCAAGGAGCGGAGCCTCGCATAACCACCCGTTATGGAGAACCTGCTACTAGTAATGAAGGCGCTACGGAAACCTTCGCTGAGATAGAATTTGATGCAACAGAAATGATTCAAGCATAAGGAGCATGATGAGATATACATATAATGGATCAGATGAACGCGTGTTTCCTACGCTTGGAATCACGGTAAAAAAAGGTGATGTGTTTGACGCACCAGAAGGTTTTTCTCACCCTGATTGTTCTTCAGGCGAAGCAAAATCATTTACTAAAACAAGTACAACTACAACCCCGTCTGCCGCGTCAGACAAGACACTAGGAGAGTGAAGTAATGTCAGTACAACAATCCGTACGAAGTTACCTTGGTATTGCTAAAGAAGTTACCAAGGGAACAGCAGTAACACCAACAGATTATATTCCTGTTGCTAAAGACAGTATGAAGCCAGCAGATATTATTGATCCGCTCTATGACACTGGTTTGCGTGGCTCAAATATAGTTAATTACAACTATATTCCAGGCCGTACACGCTCAACTTTTGATTTTGGTGGAGCCGTATTTGCCGACACTGTTGGCTATGGACTTGCTGGTTTGCTTGGTTCAGTAGCAACAACAGGTGCAAGCGCACCATTTACACACACTATTTCATTAAAGAATAGTGCAGTTGCAGCAGCAGATGACCAACCAATTTCCTACACACTGACTGATTTTTATGCAGCAGCAGTACGCGCTTACCCTGGTTGCCAATTTTCTGATTTTTCATTGAAGTTTAATGCAGATGGCATGTTGGAATATGACACAAAAACAACTGGTTTCTTATCATCATCAGCCGCAACACCAACACCATCATTTTCAACAATTCTTCCAACTCCAGTTTGGCAAGGCACTGTTTCAATTGGTGGAACTGCAATTTCAGATGCAATGTCAGGCAACATTGACATGACTAGAAATGTCACACCTGTTTATGGCATTGCACAAACTCAAAATCCATTCCAGGTATTTCTTGGACCATTAGAAACAAGCGGTAAGTTTACTTTCATTATGGAAGATAACACTGAATTAACCCGTTATTTAACTAATACTCAACCTGCAATTGTTCTTAACTGGGCCTATGGCACAGGAGCAGCAGCAGTTCAAATCCAGGCAACAATTACTAAGGGTGCTTACACAGCCGCAGTGATTGAGCGCGGAGATGATTTTGTAAAAGTTACATGTGACATCAATGCACAAGGTAATACTACTGATGCTGGTTCAACTGGCGGATTTAGTAATATTAAGTGGGTACTTCAGAACGCTAAACCGTCTGGTACATACGCTTAATTAGTTCCAGAACAGATGGGCCAGTAATTGCGAACGCCTTCCCGCGATTCTGCCCATCTGTTCCTTTTAGGTTATGATGTACGGAAGGTAACTAATTAGGAGGCATGTATGTCAAAGAAAATAACACTACCATCAGGCGCAACTGTAACTTTAAAAGATGCAACTTTACTGCGCGTAAAAGATCGCAAGCGTGTTTTAAAAAGCGCTGATGCTGAAGGCGGAGATCTATCTAAGGCTCTTGCATTAGGTGATGCTTTAATTGCAATGCTTGTAGAAGAATGGTCTTTTGAAATGTTAATTCCAGCATTAAAAATTGACAATATTGATGAATTAGAAATGAAAGATTACGATTTTTTAGTTGAGCAAACTAAAGATGCTCAACAATATTTGTTTCCAGCATTATCAGAAACAGAAAAAAGTGATTCAGACCCAAAAGTCCTTACCGAAAACTCCAAAGGCTAAAATGGCTTTTGGAAGGAGGAAGGCGGCATGAAGAATTTGATTACCCTGACCAACAGTGGTACTACTTTCAAATGGCTGACCGATTTGGCTGGACACCAGAACAGGTAGATAATTTGCCAGTAGAAACAGCAGATTGGTTAATAGCCATTGCTACAACTGTTGAAAGCGTGAAGGCTGACAGGATCAAAGATTTATGAATGGTGGAGCAATTGTTATCACTAATCTTGATGATGTCTTGCGGGCTATTGGCAATGTGGGATCTGATGTTGAGCAAGGCGCAAAAATCGGTATTGGTAGGGCGGGTTTAGCAGTTGAAAGACAGGCTAAATTAAATGCTAATACTGGTACACGCAGGCGCGAAGGTAGCAAGATAGTTCCACCAAAACACATTGGCCCAAGCGGTCAGGGTCCAAATGTAATTACGGGTAATTTAAGAAGATCTATAAACACATCAGTGCGTTATGGATTTGGTACCTACATAGCAATTGTTGGTGCATCAATGGTTTATGCAAGGGCAGTTGAAAAAGGAAGTCCAACTTGGAAATCTGGCGTAAAATATCCTTACCTAGAACCAGCCGCTTTAAGTTTGATCCGATCTGGACAAATTCAAAGAATTTTTGTTGGCTCAATTAAAGAAAAAATGAGGGGATAAAATGGCTGATGTAATCCCACCAATTTTAATAAAACTTTCTGCTGATGTAAATGATCTAAAAGCAGGATTAGCCCAAGCACAAAATAGCCTCAAAGGGTTAGATGACAATATTAAAAAATCAACTGGAGGCATGACTAATTTTGTCAGCAAACTTAAAACTGTTGGAGCAACCCTAGGAGCCACATTTGCCGCTACCCAATTAACATCTTTTGCTAAAGATACGGTTATGGCAGCCTCTAGCATGGCTGAATCTATATCTAAAGTTAATGTTGTGTTTGGTGAAGGCGCAGCAGAAGTTCTAAAATTTGGTCAAGGAGCAGCAGATAATTTAGGTATTAGTAATCAAGCAGCCATTGAAGCAGCAGGAACTTACGGAAACTTATTTCAAGCATTTGGTTTAGGACAAGGCCAAGCACAAACAATGTCCACCTCTTTAGTACAACTTGCAGCAGATATGGCTTCTTTTAACAACACCAGTATTGATGATGCAATCCTGGCTTTAAGATCTGGTTTATCTGGCGAAACAGAGCCATTAAAGAAATTTGGTGTTGCTTTATCTGATGTGCGTTTAAAAACTGAGGCTATGTCTTTAGGTTTGATTAAAAATACTAGCCAAGCATTAACACCTGCCGCAAAAGCACAAGCCTCTTATTCATTAATTATGAAAGATACCGTTTTAGCCCAAGGTGATTATGCAAGAACAGCAGATGGCACGGCTAACACAATGAAAACATTGCAAGCAAGATTCGCAGATGCCAAGGTTGCTCTAGGTGATGCTTTAATGCCCGCATTTAGAGGGCTGCTTAAAATTTTAAGTTTATTAATTCCAGTGTTAAAAGCCGTAGGT